CGTCGTCTATCGAGGCCAGGTCAAGCGCGGCGTGCTCGCGCCAACAATCGCGCGACGCGAAATCGAAGTCATGGAAGCGATCGCCGCCGACTATCGCGCCAAAGTGCAGCCGCCTTTATTGGAAGAAAGAACCGAATGAGGATTGCCGCGGCCTATGTGTTATTGGCAGTAGTGGCGACGCTCTTGACCGTTTTGATACTCGGACTCGGGCTCGGTTGGGATTAAAAGGGAAAAGCAATGCGCACCATCGGATCAATCCTGATAATGCTCGCACTGATCGCGCCGGCCGCCGCCGAGCCGCTGACTCGGGTGTGGGGCTTGTACGGATATGGTGACAACTGGCGCGAGACGTCGCGCGGCATCGACGAGATTGCAGAGGAAGCCCGAACAATTCCCGGTGTCGAATTCGTGCACATTTTCAATTACTGGCAGACGCAAGACGTTGCCGACGAAATCGTGGCCTCGCCGCCGGATGTGCGCATTGTGATCTACGGTTACAGCTGCGGCGCGAACAGCATGACCACGATCGCCCGTGGCCTCGACGGAACGCGCAACATCGACACGCTCGCCGGCATTCAGCAAAGCCTATGGTGCGGCGGTGATACGCTCGGCGGTAACGTCAAGTTCGGGCAAGTCACCTATGGCGGCTGCGTGCAAACGCTCGGGCTCGGCTGCAAAAAGCTGATGGCGAACCAGGCGTTCAATGGCACGATCCTGAATATCCGCCGGCCCGATCTACACTCCCAGGCCGACAATGATCCCGACGCGCAAGCCGATGTGCTTAATGCGATTTATGAAACCGCGGCGCCGCCGCCGGCGGAATCGCCGGACTGGCATCACTACGGACACGGCCATGCGCTGGCGCGCCGCGGCCTCGCCGAAATGCTGAAAGGCGCGGTGCTGTTCAAGAAAGGCGCCAACGAAATTGTTTGCCACCATGGGCAATGCGAGTGACTTCATAGACTTGAGGCCGACTTAGGGCTAATTTTCGCGGCGCGACCAGGCGGCCTTTTTTTTAAGGCCGCGAATGACCGAAGAAAACAAACGCACCGGCGAGGGCGCGATCGCCTGGATTGAAAAGTATTGCCGCGTTCCTGATGGCAAAGATATCGGCAAAAAATTAGTGCTCGCCGAATTTATGAAAGATGATCTGCGGGCGATCTACGACAATCCGCATGGCACGCGGCGCGCCATCCTTTCCCGTGGCCGCAAGAATGCCAAGACGACGGAAACGGCATTGATTGTTCTGCTGCACTTGTGCGGCCCGATGTATGTCCGCAACGGCCAGATTTTTTCCGCCGCGCAAGGCCTCGAACAAGCGAGCATTCTGTTTCGCCTGGCCTGCAAGATGATCAGAATGTCGCCGGTGTTGCGCGCGGCGTTGAACATCAAGGAAGCCCGCAAGGAAATTCATTGCCCCGAGCTCGGGACCGTCTATCGGGCGCTATCGGCCGAAACCTCGACAGCCTACGGCTTGTCGCCGGTGCTGGTCGTGCACGACGAGCTCGGCCAGGTCCGCGGGCCGCGGTCCGAATTGTATGAAGCACTTGAGACAGCGACCGCCGCGCAAGAAAATCCGCTGTCGATGGTTATCAGCACGCAAGCCCGGACCGACGGCGACCTGTTGTCGATCCTGATCGACGACGCGATCGAGGGGCGCGATCCGCGCACCGTGCTGCGCCTACATGTCGCCGATCGCGAGATCGATCCGTTTTCCGACGAGGCGATCCGCGCGGCAAATCCGGCGTTCGATGTTTTCATGAATGCCGCGGAAGTGCGCGCCATGGCCAAAGATGCGCAACGCATGGCCGGCCGTGAAAACGACTACCGGAATTTGGTGCTCAATCAACGCGTCGAGGCCGGTGCGCCGTTTGTCTCGATCGAGACATGGCGCGCCTGTGGCGATCCGGTAAAGCCGTTGGATGACTGCGACGAGGTTTTCGGCGGCCTCGATCTGTCATCGGTTCGGGATTTAACGGCGCTCGTCTTGATCGGCAGAGTCGGCGAGGTTTGGCAGATCGAGCCGCACTTTTGGTTGCCGGGCGACGGCCTCGCCGAGCGCTCGCGCGCCGATCGCACGCCGTATGATCTTTGGGCGCGGGATGGCTTTTTGCAAACGACGCCGGGCAAAACCGTCGATTATGATTTTGTGGTCGATCGGCTCATGGAATTGTTCGATCGCTACCACATCAAAAAGCTGGCGTTCGACCGTTGGAATTTTTCGCAGTTCAAGCCGTATCTGTTGCGAGCGGGAATGGATGAGTCGACAATCGAAGCGAGGTTTGTCGCATTCGGCCAGGGCTTCCGATCGATGTCGCCGGCGCTCGCCGAGCTCGAACGGCATCTGTCGAATCGGCGCATGGCACACGGGAATCATCCGGTGCTGCAAATGTGCTCCTATAACTCGACGGTGCAGACCGATCCGGCGAACAATCGCAAGCTGGTCAAGAAAAAGCATTTCGGTCGCATCGATGGGATGGTCGCCTTGGCAATGGCTGTCGGCGTGATCCCGGCCGAAGCCGCCGCGCCGCCGCAATATCAAATCATGGTTTTGGGATGAGCGCGGAGGATTCCAAGCAAGGCGGCGACGATCGCGACCGTAGCACCAGGCGCGAATATTGGCGCGAGAAAGCGCGCGAAAAATACCGGGCGCACTATACGCCGGCGCGGTCGGTGGAGATGAAAATCAGCGAATGGACGGTCGACGCGCAAGGCAACAAATCGCGCACGATCGAGGGCAAATAGGAGCGCAACAATTATGGCCGACAAACCCATCCTCTGTGTCGACTTCGACGGCGTAATCCATTCTTACACTTCCAAATGGATTGATGAAGCTACAATCCTCGATCCCCCAGTCCCCGGCGCCTTTGAGTGGCTTAGTCAGGCTTCAGAACTATTTACTATTCATATCTATTCTAGTCGTTCCAAGAATCTCAAAGGCATCGCCGCGATGCAAAAATGGTTCACCGACCACGGCGGCGACGATCTTAAACTCGTGTTTAGTCACGAAAAGCCAGCCGCCTTCCTCACTATCGCCGACCGTGCTATTTGCTTCAAAGGCGACTTCTCCATTCTAAACCCCGAAACCCTCCGTGAGTTTAAGCCGTGGAATAAACAATAGGGCTTGTATCCACACGCCGAAAAGCGATAAAGGCGAATAGCGACCAAAGCGGCGATCGAAGGGGCCAAGATGGCACCGGATCGCGCGAATCGCTTTGCAAATCACCCCAAAATTGAAAAGGGCGGCGCCTCGTGCGCCGCTTCTGAGGCGCCAGCCGAACACTGCACCGCAGTGCCGCTTGGTCGCGACAGCTGCGCGCCCGGCCGGGTGGAAGGCCCGGCGCTAATCACCAAAGAACAAGCGCAGCGCTACTTAGAGCGCGCATGGTCGACGCTGGAAATCAAGAAGATCGCCGGCGCCGAGCAACGGCAAATCGAGGGAGTCGCTTCGACACCCTCGACCGATCGCATGGGCGATATCGTCGAAAGCACCGGGCTTGAATTCAAGAATCCGCTGCCGCTGATCTGGCAGCACAAGCACGATCAGCCGCTCGGGCTCGCCGTGCTCGACAAGCCGACGGAAAAGGGCGTCACATTCACGGCGAAATTTGCTGACGCCAAAGACGGGACGCCGATGCGCGCCCGCATAGATGACGCGTGGCAGGCGGTCGAGCTCGGCCTGGTGCGCGGCGTGTCGATCGGCTTCCGTACTTTAGAGCTCAATTACATGGATGGCGGCGGCGTGCGCTTTGTGCGCGCCGAAGTCGTCGAGTTGTCACTGGTGACAATCCCGGCGAACGCCGACGCGACTATCTCGCAGGTCAAAGCATTCGACGCCGTGCCCGCGGTCCCTTCGGACCAAAAACAGCGGCACGCGGAGGCTGCCCGTCGTCACGGGTCCGAACCGAAATCAGGAACACGAAAGGACTCAACAATGCCTCCGATGATCGCGGAACAAGTTTCCGCCTACGAAGGGCAGCGCAAAACTGCTCAAGATCGCATGAGCGCGCTGATGGCGGCTGCATCCGAAGCCGGCCGCACGCTCGACGATGACGAAGCCAAAGAATACGACGGGCTCGAGTCGCAATCGAAGTCGATCAGCGAGCACGTTATTCGGTTGCGCCGACTCGAGGACGAACAAAAAAAGGCGGCCATTCCGATCAACGGCACCAGCGTCGACTCGGCCGTTGCGTCGCGCGATCCCGAGCGGCGGACCATCGTCACCATGAAGGCGAACGTTCCGCTAGGAACCGCGTTCGCCCGCTATTGCATCGCGCTCGCCGCCGGCCGCGGCTCGCGTCAAGACGCGTTGCAATATGTGCGCGGCCGCAAGGACTGGCATTCGTCGACGCCGGAAGTGGTCACGCTTTTCGAGGACGATCACGCGAATTATGCGATGCGCGCCGCGGTGCCGGCGGGCACGACTTACGACTCGACTTGGGCCGGGCCGCTTGTCGTCGCGCAAGTCGTGGCGTCGGAATTCGCCGAATTTCTGCGGCCGTTGACCATCATCGGCAGAATTCCAGGGCTGCGACGGGTGCCGTTCAATATCAAGATTCCGCGCGCTACCGGCGGCACGACAGCGGGGTGGGTCGGCGAGGCCGCGCCGAAGCCGATCACCGCAATGAGTTTCGATTCCATCACGCTGCTGTGGGCGAAGGCCGCCGGCATTTCGGTGCTAACCGAAGAGCTCGTGCGGTTCTCGAATCCGGCCGCGGAGGAAGTCGTGCGCAGCGACTTGGCGCGCGGCATCGTGCAATTCCTCGACCGGGCGTTTGTCGATCCGACCGTGGTCGCGGTCGCCGGCGTCTCGCCGGCCTCGATCACCAACGGCATCACCGCGATTACCCCGACCGGCGTCAACATGGCGGCCTTCCGGGCCGACACGCGCGCGCTGTTCCAGCAGCTGTTATTGGCAAATCAGCCGATTGGTTCCGGCGTTTGGATCATGACGCAGCAACAGGCAATCGCGTTGTCGCTGGCGCAAAACTCGCTCGGGCAAATCATTTATCCGACGATCAATGCGATGGGCGGGACGCTGCTCGGCTTTCCGGTTGTCGCTTCGGAAAACATGCCGGCATCGGGCGGCTCGCCGGCGGATGGCTATCCGATCGTTTTCGCGGTCGCCGATGAAATCTTACTGGCGGATGACGGGCAAGTCGTGGTCGACGTGTCGCGCGAAGCAAGCTTGAACATGGACTCGGCGCCGGACTCGCCGCCGACGGCGGCGACCAACATGATTAGCCTTTGGCAGGTCAACCAAATGGCGATCAGGGCCGAGCGCTGGATCACGTGGCAGCGGCGCCGCACGTCGGCGGTCGCCTACATCGGACCGGGCGCGCACTATGCTGAATAGACGGCGTTCGGGACCGGGCGTCGTTTAGGAAGGGGCGGTTTCGGTTTGGTTTGTGCAGTTTTGCTGCCATCCTCCCTGGACCGGGCCGCCTCTTTTTTTGCTTGGAAGGAAACGACGCTATGCCGCGGGTACGCGCTCTCACTTCGTGGGCCGATCGAAAGGCCGGCGAGGAATTCGACGCCAGCGACGCCGATGCGCGGGTGCTGTGCGCTGCAGATTTACCAGGCGGACAAAAAGCGCGCCTGGTCGACCGATCGATGAAGGCCGCCGAGCCCGAGCCCGAGCCCGACGAGCTCCCCGCCGCACCCTCGGCGCCATCGTCGACCAAACAGGCGGACAACAAACGCCGTTATCTGCGGCGCGACTTGCGGGCGCAAAGTTAGATGCGGTTCCTTGGGCTGGAATTTTCGATCCGCCGGGCTTTCGGCAACAATGCGCCAGAAGCAACCCTACCGCCGTCGCCATCGCCGACGACGCCGCTTTACGGCGACCGCGGCAATTGGTGGTTTCCGATCATTCGCGAGCCGTATAGCGGCGCCTGGCAACGCAACGTTCAATTGAAGGCCGACACCGTCGTCACTTATTTTGCGGTCTACTCTTGCCTTTCGCTTATCTCGACCGACATTGCCAAACTGCGTTTGCGGCTGATGCAAGAAAACGAGTCGGGCATCGAGGTCGAGGCCTCGGCGGCGGCGTTCTCGCCGGTATTGCGCAAGCCGAACCATTATCAAACACGAAACAAATTTATCGAAACGTGGATGCTTTCAAAACTCATTCACGGCAACACGTTCGTTTTGAAGGAGCGTGACAATCGCGGCGTCGTGGTCGCGCTTTATGTGCTCGAGCCGACGCGCACAAAAACGCGCGTCGCGCAGGATGGTTCGATCTACTACGATGTGTCGGTCGACTATCTTTCCGGCCTGAGCAATCCGATCACGATCCCGGCGTCGGAAATCATTCACGATATTTGCACGCCGCTTTTTCATCCGCTGGTCGGCATATCGCCGATCATCGCCGCGGCGTTGCCGATCATGCAAGGCCTCGCAATCCAACAACATAGCGCTCGATTTTTTGAACAGGGCGCGCGACCTGGCGGCATCCTGACCGCGCCGGGACCGATCCCGCAGGGTTCCTTGGAACGCATCAAAAACGAATGGGAGACTCGCTTTTCCG